TGTAAATCCGCTTTTGATCTCATGAAGGAGGCTAACCCAAAATTAGTCGTTGATGGTTTCATGTCGAATGTCATGCCGTATGCGGATAAAATTTCGTCAAAAGATGAATCATTTTTTATTGAAGAGTCTAAAAATCTCGATTTCATGAAAGGTGTGAATTTAGAAAACCATTGGGGTGGATGTTCACAAAAAACAAAAGATGCTATCTGGCAATACGTACAAACATTGTATATGCTTGGTACAACTATCAAAACTATACCAGCCGACACACTTAACATGATTGAAAAAGTTGCCAAGCAATGTGCTGACAGTATGGGAGACGATGCAGGTAATATGAATGAAGACCAACTCATGAAAACCATGCAGGGTATGCTCGGTGGAATGTTAGGCAACGGTAAAAAATAAACTCCTATTATATAAATGACATCGTGGTTTGACGATCCTAAACAACTCATTCGTACAGATAAAGTTTTAAATTTTTGGCCATCCAGTACACAATCATCAGAAGAACGTGTAAATTCGGCAGCACGTTTTATAATTTATGCGACATGTATAATATATTTAATAAAAAGAGACGTGCGTATATTTGTTATAGGAGGCACAGCATTAGGCGTACTTTACATAATGGAAAAATCTAATATGGTTAAGGATTCTCTTGGTAGATCCAAACAACCAGAATACAAATACGGTCAGTGTCAGCTGCCAACAAAAGATAACCCCATGGGAAATGTTCTCATGTCTGAATTTGGTGATAGACCAGATAGACCATCGGCTTGTTATTATCCAACGGTAAAAACAAGTGTTAATAATTTAGTCACAGACGGTGTTAGATATGGACCAGCTCGTTCGAGAACAGCTGCACCAGAATATCACAGAAACGCCATGTCTAGACAATTTGTAACTGTCCCAGACGTTGCGTTAACAGCTGATTCTCACTATGAGTTTATTCATGGTAAAAGAGAACAAACGTGTAGACAAAATCCACTTATGTGTAACCCAGATGCACGAGGTGCACAGCTCGAAGCGTTCCGTGGTTTAGACCCAGACGGAGATTCGAGAGTACATGGAAGTAGAGCACCAGCTACTTTTTCGCCTTAAATATGTTTTTTTAGTTATTAGTAGATACTCGATTTGCTTAAACAAAATCTTTTGTAATAGTAAATGGCGTACCAACTCCAACCAGGATTGAAAATAGTCCAAGATAAAGCTATCCCAAATGCGTGTGCAACTGAAGAGGTTTTTGTGTATCCTCAGCCCAGTACATTAAATTATGGTTCTGCGAGACCAAATACCATGTTGTATGGAACTGCTCCATACATGGCGGGTAAGGGTGCTCCAGCACAACATATAGAAGTGAGTGATATACTTCGTCCACAATCAACTACACGATTTAACAAGGTTTTAGCGAAGACTTACGAAAAGAATTTTCACCCACTTCAACATGTCGAGTGTAAACTTCCACTTAGAACTCAAAGTTATGAACCCGCGAGTACGCGAGCCGATGTACAAAATGGTATGTTTGGTAAAAGGTACATGAATAAAAATGTTAATAAGAAATAAGAATGGCTGACCCATTATCGATTTTTGCTATAGCAGGATTAGTTTATGCCGGTCGTAAACTCAGTAAAAACTCAGAAGAACAATATACTCTTCAAGGTGCTCAAATAGCAGACCAAGTTGATGTTAGACCAGAATCTGATAGAAATTTAATGATAGATGATGAATTTTTAGGACAAACTTCACCTTTAGTTGAATCTGAATATACTTCTAAATCAGAAGTTTCGTCGTTCGGTGATGTATCTCAACAAGGTAGATCATCGGGTGGTGAAGTTTTGGAAATGAGAAATAGAATGTATGATGGAGGAATTATGAATAATCTTTCACCAGTTGAAAGAACAAATGTAGGACCCGCTCTCGGTGTTGGACCAAATGTACCTGCTATGGGTGGACATCACCAACTTTTCCGTATTAACCCAGAAAATGTTGGTGCGTATAAGTTAACAACTTTACCAGGAAGAAGTGGTCCCGCGTTTGATGGTAAAGGTGGTCGACGAGGTATTGCAGGAGAATTGGGTCATAATAGACCAGAGAAAACTGCATATCTTCCAGATCGTCTTCCAAATGCAGGTGGGAGAGCTCAGGGATTTTCGGGTAGAACAGGGAGAGCCGAACACGAAAGAACAAAAAGAACAACAAATAGATCGGAAACTGGTTCTCGAACAGATACGCTTTCTACAGCCGCTGCAAAAAGAACAGTTTCGGCACTTACACGAGCTGCTGAACCAACAAGGAACAAAAAAGATGGTAACATGGAAGCTTACCAATACCAAAACAACCCAGCACCAGGTATTCATAAATTCAGTCACGGTTACTTGAATTCGCCAGGTTCTAAAATCGGTGAAAAGCGTGTATACGGGGATGTATATACAGCTGGTGAACTTAGTAAGTATGGATTTAGACCAGACGATAGGAGAGGTAAGGCGGGTCGTGCAGCTGGTCCAGGTCGTATGAATGTTCGTGCCGATCCACTTAACCAAGGTGGTATGGTTACGAGTGTTCGTTCGGATACAACACGTATAGATGGTCGCATAAACTCAGCAGACGGTGGTTGGACTCAACATTACAAAAATAACGATTATCATCAATTTAACGCTTATAAGGGTCACGCCAATCCTAATACTACCCAGGACGGTTTGGCGGTTGCTAAAAGACAACTTCAAAATAACCCTCTTTCGCATAGTCTTTGTTAATTAATTTTGAAATCATCAAGTTAAAACTCTCATTAAAATAATACTCCGTTATTTTAATGAAGGTACATACCTTAGATATAGATAGTGGAGAACGCGATCCTGTATCTTATCCTAATCCAAGTGATTATGTTGTTAATTTAAAAACTCCTATTTACAATGTTAGTAAAATATCGTTAATATCAGCGCGTATTCATAATAGCCAGTATCTCATAAACGATAGAAACAACACGTTTACTATTAATAGTTCATCTACTAATTATGATATAACAATACCAAACGGAAATTACGATGGTAAAGATTTAGCTTCTAATGTTATTGTTAATTCAAATGGCATGTTATCTTCGTCCGATTTTGATAAAGATACGAATGCTATAACATTTGAAGGTCCAAACCAGTTTAGTTTTGATTTCTATAACGGTACAAACGGGTATAAATCGAGTGTGAGTGGTAAAACAACACCACACGATGTATTAGGTTTAACCGCAAGTAATGTATTTTCTACATCTACTTCTCCTTATACACTCGAAACTGGTAGTGTTAATTTGCAAGGTGCAGATGCTATTATAGTTAAACTGAGTAGCGGTTCTGATGATTTTAATAAATCGATATTTTCAGATTTACCTTTTTATACCGGTCGAATACTTTTGTGTGGTGACGTTATAAATTATTCGGGTGTAGACGATGCGGTAGAACATAATTTTGATTCGGGTAAACATAAAACGATTTCGAAGTTACGCGTTCAATTTTACTATAGTAGTAATAATCGTTTAATACCATACAACTTTAGAAACGCAAATCATATACTAAAACTTGCTGTTACGTGCTCGACTGATAAATTTGTTAATATACCTAGATTAACTACGGAAGAAACTAATGACGAAACTATGGCTGAGTCTTTGAAAACACCTATGAATATCCTCGAAAAAGAAGAAGAGGATAGTCATAAATGGGATGCATTTATATCTATATTTTTGTTAGTTTCTGTGGCGATATTTTTATTACTTATAATTAAAAAACCCCAAAAAGTTACTTCGTAATAGCGAAGACTGGTTGTTGTGGTCTTTGGACCTTGGAAGACACTCTGGAGATCGCCAAGTAGACGAAGATAGACAAGAGAGTTGTAAACAAGGCAGTGAGCGTGTAGTTCATACCGCCGTTCTTGTTAACCTTGACAACTTGGTTGACAACCCATCTCACCAAATCAACCCACGAAAGGGCAGCGGCGAATGAGAAGCCCGCAACAATGGCGTTGAGGGATTGACCTTCGAGTTCACGAGCGACGAGCATAGCAGTTTCTTGAGCAGACATTTTTTATACTATAAATATAGATTTTATTCTGGGAATAATGTATCTTCAAATAAAATCTTTTTATACTTTTTAGTATTTTTTAAGTACCCTCTAAGCATTTTGATTTTACCATTGTGTCCTGATAAACTGCTGCTAGATTCTGATTCAGTTTCCGATTCGGTTTCTGTTTCGGAGTCTAATTCACTCTCACTATCTGAACTATCACCTGTTATTTTAAAATACTTCGTTTCAATATTAGAACCATCTAAATTAGAGGTGTTCATTACTATCTATAGCATTTTTTAACATCTGTTCTGTCGGATTTTTCGGCACCCAATCGTTCCAATTGTCGTATGCCATGTTTATTTTAACATATTTGTATTCTCTACCCGAATACCTTGTAAATTCAATATCTTCTTCATCTTCATCG